GTGGAAACGTAGCAGGATTAGACCTATATGTATCTCGTTCATTATCAGCATTGACCTACACCACAGGTGATGGTTCTATGTTCGTAATCAATCCAGAGTCATACACATGGTACGAAAGCCCACGTGCACAATTACGTACAAACGTAATTAACACAGGACAAGTTGATGTTGCCTACTACGGTTACGGCGCATTAGCTGTCAAGGTCGCAAACGGTTCTTGCCACTTCAACAAGAACTAGTCTCTAAACGTGTGGGTGGTTCGCCCCTGTGCCACCCACACCCCTAGAAAGGAAACAAAATGCCAGTATTAGTAACAGCTAGTGAGTTAAGAGCTGTACTTGGTGTTCCTGTTGCCCTTTACTCAGACGCAGCATTAGATTCAATAATTGAAACTTCAGAAGACGCAATTGGTGATTTTCTTATTCAATGGAAAGTCGGAATTGACAAACATTATTCAGCAACAACAACTACAACAACAATTCACACAACAAGACCACACAAATTTTATGATGGACAAACAGTTGCCATATCTGGCGTAGAAGCACACGTAAATGGCAACAAAACAATTTCAGAAATAGTAGACCAATACACTTTTAGAATTACAACAACAGGTGCACCAGTTCACACAGATTGGTACAACACAATACCTAACGGAATTGCTGCAGAAAACGATTTATCACAATACAACGGCGTAGACGCAGTAGAAGAAGCCGTACTACAAATTGCTATTGACGTATTTCAATCAAGACTAGCTGCAGGTGGCACACAACAAGCTTTGGATTACACACCAGCCCCATATCGCATGGGTCGCACACTTTTGTACAAAGTAACAGGTTTAATAAGCAAATACATTGACTCCAATAGTCAAGTAGGTTAATTATGGCTCTCAGTACGCTACGTGCAGGGCTTAAAACAGCAATAACAGACAACACAAAGTTTACTGCTTATGATCATGTGCCAGAAATTATTATCCCGCCAGCAGCTCTTATTTTGGCTGGAGATCCATACTTAGAACCAATCGTTATAGGTAACAACAAGAATTGGTACGTAAGACTTACTCTTGAAGTAGTCAGCACTACGTATTCAAACCCAAGCGCATTAACAAACTTGGAAGATGATATAGAAACAATCTTGGCACTCATACCGACAAATTGGATTATACTGTCAGTATCAAGTCCGAGAATTAGGCAGACAAATAGCACAGACATGCTATCTGCTGAAATACAACTACAAACAGCCTACACAGGCTAAGAAAGGCAACAAATGGCAACAACAATTTTAAGTGGTCGTCAATTATCACTAAGCATTGGCGCAAAAACTTACTCAGAACAAATTTTAGATTCTGCTATCAACTTTGATACCGAGCGTTTAACTTTTGACACCCTTGCAGGCAAAGCCTACAAGTATATTGACTCAAACGTCACTTTAGATTTAACTTTCTTAAATGACGCAGGAGCAACACCAAATAGTTTATACGGCGATTTGTGGACTGCTACTGAAACAGCACCAGACACAGCACTTGCTTTTGTTTTGACTTTGAAAACAGGTGTTACATTAACTGGAACAGTATTACCAAATTACCCAGGTGTATCTGCTTCAGGTGCAGACGCACAACAGGTAACAGTATCTCTACAAGTTGTAGGAATACCAACAGAAGATCTAACAGCGTAATAACAACAATCAAAGAACAGGGGCACACAAATGCTTAAATTAAGAATACAATGGGAACTTGAGACAGGTGAGAAGTTTGATGAATGGACAAGACCTATTGAAATTGCTCAAGCCGAAAAAGAATTTTATGAAGGAAAAAGTCTTCTTAAAGTTATACGTGATCAAGGAACTGCCAGCAATCAACTTTGTTTATTTTTGGGTCATAAAATTCAGCAACGTATTACTAACAAAATTGAGGCTTTTGATACCTGGACAAAAAAAGTCTTGGATATTGCAGCTACTGATCTTGAGACACCAAATTTTACCAAGCCCGAAGTATCGGGCGAGTAGCAGTCGAATTAGCGATAGCGACTGGAATAACACCAGATTATTGGCTCAACGCAGATCCATACATTTGGGCAACAGCAATAGACATATTGAACGAGCGCAATAATGGCTAGAACTATAAGTCTTGTTCCTGTTGATAGAGATTACAAATCTTTGTTGCGTACTTTTGGCAAAATGGACGATATTGCTAAAAATGATATGAAAAAAATTGCACAAGATTTAGCCGAGCGTGGTGCAGCATATGCTCAAGGTTCAGCAGCTCGTGCACCATATAACCCTAAACAAGCTGTTGCAGTTGCAGAATCTATTAAAGTTTCCAAATCTGATAAAGCGCCGTCTTTTAGTATTGGTGGTCGTCAAAAAGTTGGTGCTAGTGCTTTTAGTGCTGGTTATGTAATAATGGGTTCAGAGTTTGGATCTAAACAATACAAACAGTTTCCTAGACGTTCACCTTCTATGGGCAGAGGTAACAAAGGTTGGTGGTTGTATCCTGCTATGTCTAGATTTCAACCAACTATTGCAAAGGAATGGTTAGCAGGCTTTGAAAAAGTCAGAAATGCTTGGACAGGTAGAATTTAATGGCTGATATTAGGACATTAAAGTTAGCCTTACTTGCTGACACAAAAGAATTTATTAACGGTTTAGAAAAAGCCGATAAAGAAACAAAAAGTTTTAGTAACAAACTTGATGACGCATTAAAAGTGGGTGCTGCTGCTTTTGTAGCAGTTGGTACAGCTGCGGCTACTATGGCAATTAAGATAGGTACAGATGCTGTTAAAGCTGCTATAGCAGATGAAAAAGCACAGGTATCTTTAGCACAAACATTAAAGAACACAACTAAAGCAACAGATGCACAAGTAAAGTCAGTAGAAGATTACATTGACAAAACAGCACGTGCCAAAGGTGTTACAGACGACCAATTACGTCCAAGCCTAGACAGACTTGTTAGATCAACAGGTGATGTAACTAAAGCACAACAACTTCAAACATTAGCCCTTGATATAGCTGCAGGAACAGGCAAAGACCTTGCCACAGTTTCAGAAGCTCTTGGTAAAGCCTATGACGGCAACCTTGGAGCATTAAAACGTATAGGTGTTCCTCTTGATGAAAACATTATAAAAACCAAAGACTTTGATGCAGCAACAAGAGAACTGACTAAAACATTTGCAGGTCAAGCAGACAAAGCAGCTGAGACTTTTGCAGGACGCATAGCAATCTTAAACATTACCCTTGATGAAGCCAAAGAAAAACTTGGCACAGCATTATTAGAACCTTTATCAAAAGTTGCAGAATTTATGGCAGGACCAGTAGCAGATGCAGTAGAAGGATTAGTAGACGGTTTAACCCGTTCAGGTAAACAATCTTTAACTAGAGCATTTTATGACGTTGGAACAGGTGCAGTAACTTTTGGTTACGATATGGAAACTACTAAAGGTTCAGCATATTTACTTGGAGAACAAATAAGAGATTTAGCAGATGCTACAACTTCATTGTTAATGATTGACCCTAAAACTGGTGATAGTTTACTAATCAAACTTATTGACTCATTTACGACATTATTAGAAAAAATTGAATCTGCTATAAATGCATACGAAAGATTTAAGTCTTCATTTGTAGGTGGTGCTTTGCTTGACGTATCTAACCTTGTGAACCCTGCTGTAGCAGCTGGAAGACTTGCAACAGGTAAAAACATGGTAAGTGCACCAAACACAACAAATTACTTTAATATCAAGGGTGCTATAGATCCTCAAGCCACAGCTAGAGCCATAGTTAAAGTACAAACAACAGCAACAAAAACTACAGGTATTAAACCATTTATTCCAGGTAGGTAACTATGACTGTATATACACCGACCTACAGAGTTACTATCGCTGGAACTGTCCAAACTTCTACAATTCTTGAAGACGCAACCATTACTTATGGTCGTAATGATTTCTTTGAAGCAACCCAACCAAGTTACTGCAACCTAGAGCTATTAAACCTTGACGGCACAAGCCCAGTAGTAGAACTTCTTGACACAATAATTATTGAAGTCACCGATTCTACAGGTGCTTATGTCAAATTGTTTACAGGTGAAGTTTCAGGTGTTTACAACAGATTTGCTGGCGCTGGCGCAGCTGGTAAACCTA